TCAGTCATTTAATTGCGCCGGAATTGTCGCAATGATTTCCCCGATACTTTTTCTGCCATCGCTTTTGCAACTGATAGATCGTGGGGCAGTAATAGAATGGAGGGTGAAACGGTTATAAAGATCGCGGGTGATAGGGGTATCGCTATTGGACGCAACAACGTGACAGCCATTTTCAGCGGCCCTTGCCAGTAGCCTGGCTAACCGAAATTGCTGATCAGCGCTAAAACCATCGGTGTGGTAATGGGTAAAGTCAGCAGTGCTGGAGACTGGGATATAAGGCGGATCGCAATAAATCACATCACCCGCAACAACCATTTCCAATGATTCGGAAAAATCACAACATAAGAAGGTCGCTTTCTTGGCTTTTTCAGCAAAGAAACGGATCTCGGCTTCGGGGAAATAGGGCGCTTGGTATTTGCCATACGGAACGTTAAATTGCCCTTGCTGGTTATAGCGACAAATACCATTAAAACAGTGGCGGTTTAGATAAAGGAAGATTGCCGCTCTGGATACATCATCACGGTTTCGTGCATTGAATATTTTGCGGAAAATATAATATTGTTCGTGGGAATTAGCCGTAAGGAACAGTGAGGAAGCCACATTGATTAACTCGCTCGTTTCTCTTTTCGCTATTTCATAGAAGTTAATTAGATCGTCATTGATATCTGTTATCAGATATTCTTCATAATCCGTATTTAACATCACAGAACAGGAGCCAGCGAAAGGCTCTACAAACCGCTTACCGGTTGGCAAATGCTGGCGCAAGGTTGGCATAATGCGAGCCTTTGAACCGGCCCATTTCAGCGGGGAGCGATTTATTTTCATCGGCCGCTTACTCATTTATTTGATTTTGGATTTTATCGGACTCTTGGCGCAGTAATTCCACCGATTCTTTAACGCATAAACCACGAGCAATAATGACATTAGCCAGATTTTCCAAAAGATCAGAGGTCAGTATTGCTTGTTTCCTGCGCTCACTTATCAGGACATCACTGAGTAAATCAACGTTTTTAATTTTCTTATTCGGCATATCCGAATCCTTAACTTTAGATAATAGGAATCCCGACGCGGTAAATGCGCCATATTTACTAACTCGCTAAAACGTTATTTCTTTATAACAAGTCTTTCGGGATTGAATTTAAATCAACCCATAAATCCAACGCCGCTTTTCGTACTGCTTTCCTTTCGTGATATTCCAATTCTCTGAATTTTCTTTCGTGGCTGTCTTTCTTTATCCCAGCCGCATAATAAATAATGCCTTTGGTCTTTCCTCTGCTTAATGATTCCAAACGTCGCTCAAATTCTTCATCTGGGTCTTTTTTAAACAGTTCCTTTATGCGGTTTAAATGCCGCAAACCCACTTTCTGATTCCATTCCTGCATTGCAAGTGGTGATTCATCGGTATTTGTTTGCTCCATTATTTGCACCCCACAGGAAAAAAATTAATGTGGTTTAAACCTACTAATGCGCTTTGCGTTCGACTTCTTTCTTGATGTTAGTGCGGTGGCGATGATCGCGGATGGTAGCGCGGACAGACAAAACAGCAATCCAAATAAGCACAGCCAGCATAATTATTGCACCGCCGGTCAATTCAATTAGTTGTCCTGGCATGTTGGCACCTTTTCATTAAACGGCGGTGGAAGCACGCCGGATTCACGAAATTGCTGTGTGGCCGCATTCAGTTGGTGAAAAGTGGCTAGTTTGTTCTCACGCAACTGCCATGCTATAGCCGTAATCATGTTCAAACCTGCCAAGGTGTTACTGGTGATGGCTCTTTTTTCTCGGACATTGAGATTTGTTCTTAATGAATAAATCCCGTCTTTCCCTACTGAGCGACTGAATAACTCGGCCATATCAGCGCTGTGTATTTGCAGCAGGGCATTAGCTATCTGTAGGCAAGGTGATTTCATGCGGCGACTCCTGTCTCACGTTCGGCATGCAACTGATCAATAAAACTGGTGGCGATTGCTTGAGCATCATGTAAACCGAAAGACTGTTCACCTAACAGCACTTCATAGCGAGCAATGGGGTTAATCGCTGTTCTTGGTCGGTGAGTAATAACAAAGCCACGATAGGCTGATGAATGGCGGCTAATAATGGTTAAGGCGTACATTGTATTTTCCCCTAACTATTGGCTATGGCATCTTTCAACATAGCGACCAAATTAACTTCAACTTTGTCACCGCCCTTAATTTTCGGACGAATAATAATCCGGCCATCACGCACCATTCCCCGGCAGGTAGCAAAAGGAATGCCCGTCATTACTGCATACTCTTTCAGAGAGACATAACCCGTGGGTACGGTGATGTTGATGGTGACATTACCCATAATTTTCCCTTATCAATCAGCCTGGATAGCAGCGACGCCGCGCAAGTAAACCAAGCGGGCCATACTGGAAATTGAACGGCTTTCTTTTGCTGCAAGTGCTTCTAATTCTGAACGTTCATCATCAGATAAACGCATCGGGGTAGGATTTTTTGAGGCGATCCCTTTCGGTAATCGCGAGCGCTGATCATGTTCGACTTGTTTCATAATGGTATATTGTGATCCACTAAGTTCCTGTGAAAATCATTGTGGTATATAAAAATATACTAGTCAAGAGACTTAAGTATGAAAAATGATATCGGTCAGCGTTTGCGAGAAGAAAGAGAAAGGTTGGGTTTGAGTCAAGTCGCCATGGGAGACATTGGTGGGGTTAAAAAACTTACTCAATTGAAATACGAAAAAGGTGATAGCTGTCCTGATGCATTCTATTTGGCATCACTACATAAGTTTGGCCTAGATGTGCAATACGTGGTGATAGGTGTTCGTTCTGTAACGGCGCTGACAAGTGATGAGATGGAGTTAGTCAGCCATTACCGCTCGGCACCTCTAGCAGTTAAACAAGCTGTTTTTGCTGCGCTAAGCGTAGGCAATGCCTCAGGTGAAGGAGCGGTGATCAGAGTCACTGGTGGTAGCGGCCAGCGGATTGCTGGTAGGGATTTTAACGAAAATAAAAAGTAAGGGAGGGGAGTTGTAGATATGGAGACTAATGGTTACCGGAATAGGGTGGCGGGGCGTGATTTTCATGAGAAGAATATCGCTGCGGATAATTTCATTAGTCGGGACTTTGTGAATATCACCATCCCTGCAACTGAGATGGATAATCGCCCCTTAGTTCCGGCACAGCGAAAACAGTTAAATCAGCTAGTAAAAGAAATTATTGAGACTGGGCATGAAGAGGGATTTTCAATCTGGCAAAAGGTTCATGCAGAAATTGGTGTTAGCAGCATAGATGAAATGACAGTAAGCCATTATCAGGTGGCATACAGCTATCTCCTGGCTTTACGTGATCGTTATTGTGAGAAAGAGGCAAGCAAGTCTCTAATTCACTTACTCTTGAAAAATACTCAACAAGAATCAGAAAGACAGCAGCTTATCAAATATTGTCATATTCAGTTTGGCTCAGGGCGGTTAACTGAGTTAACGCGTTCGCAACTTCAACAAGCACTCTCGTGGCTGGATGAAAAAGAAGATTTAGAGGCTATGCCCTCAACAGTATCAGCGTCCGAAAAAAGACTATCGTGGCGTCAACTATTACGTTATTACCCCATATTTATAGGCAGTGTATTTGCTACGGGTTTTTTAATTGCACTCTTAATAGTAAATTTAAGTAATTAATTTAAATCTGACCTTTTAACTTCATGATACTTGAATAGTTAACCTTTTTTCCATCAATAAGGATTAGTGATGAAAACGATAGTTTATGCATTTATTTTAATGTGGTCTGGCTTTGTTTTTTCTGCCGATAATCTTGGGTTAACAATTGAAAAATTTCATAGCCAACTAAATTTAGATCTACGAGACGCAGCAGATGCTTTTGATTTTACTTTAGTTAAAAAGGCTAAGATAAAGAGCGGTGATGCTGCAAATGTTGCTCAAATAAGTTTGAATGGTAGCAATGTCATTGTTGCCACCGCTGATAAAAATTCCAAGATGGTAAAAGAATTAACTAACATCTTTATTCCTAAAGGAGATCCTCAGTCAGCAGCAATGAGTTCTCTATACATAGATGCAGCATTAATGAAAATGTTCTCACCTGAAATTCCAGTAGATGACCGAGGGCAGATAATCAGTGAATTAATGCATGAGGCAACAAGTTCATCGGATAAAAAAGGTCAGTATATTGCTGATGAGGTGACTTATACCGTTATGGGTACAAATGGCCTGGGTCTGTGGTTTATTGTGACTCCTAATGAGTAGGTGATTAATGGCTGTTCGAAAATTAACCACTGGCAAATGGATTTGTGAGTGTTACCCCAATGGGCGGCGTGGCGAAAGGCTTCGCAAGCAATTTGCTACCAAAGGTGAGGCGCTCTCATTTGAGCGCCGCATGATGCAAAAAGATGAGGTTATTGAGGCTTCGGTAGGTAATACATTGAAGCTCAGTAACTTAGTTAGCCGTTGGTATGAAATGCATGGGCAGACTCTCACATCGGGTGAAACCCGAAAGGTAAAGTTAGAGGCTATCTGCGAGCGGTTGGGTGATCCATTGGTCACTGATTTTGATAAGAACGCTTTTGCTGTATATCGGGAACAGCGGCTTAACGGCAAATGGCAAGCTAAGGGCAGGGCGGCACCGAAACAGGCAACAGTTAACCGTGAATATTCTTATCTTCGGGCGGTATTTTCCGAGTTAAAACGACTAGGGGAATGGGAGGGGGATAACCCTCTGGATGGTTTACGCCAGTTTAAAGAGGGAGATCAGGAACTAGCATTTCTCTATCCTGACGATATAAAACGGCTATTGGCTGCTTGTGATGAGTCGGAAAATAAAGACCTGGGTAATGTGGTTCGCTTATGCCTGGCTACAGGGGCAAGATGGAGCGAGGCGCAAGGGCTTTCTCAGTCTCAACTTATGCCGAACCGTGTCACGTTTACGCAGACTAAAAGCAAACGTAATCGCACGGTTCCCATTTCAAAGCGTCTGCATGACCGTTTACCCAAACGGCGTGGGCCTCTTTTTTCATCTTGTTACGATGCATTCAAAAACGCTCTAAAACGAGCGGGGATAGAACTGCCAAAGGGACAGCGTACCCACGTACTGCGGCACACATTTGCCAGTCACTTTATGATGGGGGGCGGTAATATTTTGGTACTACAACAAATCCTCGGTCATAGCACCATAGTGATGACAATGCGTTACTCACATTTTGCCCCGGATCACTTGGACGCAGCGCTAACATTAAATCCTTACGACAAGCTCGAAAATGACTGATTTTTAGTGGCGGCGCAAACTAACCCTGCGCAAATATAGCCAAATATACTCACATTTAACCAATTGATATAACTTAACTTTATGTTTTCATTGGCTATGTTATATTTTTTAAAATCCCTCGGCTTATGGCTGTGCGGGTTCAAGTCCCGCCCCGGGCACCATGGAAACAAATCTAAGTAAAACAAAGTAGTATGAGTATGTCGTTAACCGCCGAGAGGCGGGTTTTTTGTTTTTGAAATCACCTTTCACCATTGTTTCGCCATATCACTTCGCCATATCTTGCCCGTCCACAACAGGAACAATATTAATTTTTCTATCATATCTTGCGGTCTGTGATGCGCTTTTGTGCCCTGAAATTGCCTGCTTGTCATATAGCGAACCAGTTAGATCTGAGATACCTTTTGCTTTCAGATCGTGGAAAGTGAAATTAAACTCCAGTTCTGGATATTTCACATCAGCTGCTTTTTTTGCTTTCAACCACCGACTATTAAAACCGTCTCTTGTATACCGGCTGTCTGATTGCTGGAAGAGAACAAATATACTGCTCATCCCTTTTTTTAAAGGTAGTAGGTTGGCTTGGTCTGTGGCGGCGGTTAACCTTGGTCCCCAAACTTTTATCTGCGCTACGCCTGTTTTGCTTCGCTGTATTAATATCCCTTTATCAATCAACTGGCCTTTTCTCATGTCTAAAGTATCAGCTTGGCGTGCACAACATAAATAAACCAGTTCCATTGCAACCCGAACTATTGGTGGTGAAACCTGATAACCGTCTTTACGGATTAACGTGGTCATGTCTTTGCTGTTGAGCAAGTCAGCATCGGTGCCGATATTTTGCAGATCCCAAAACACATCCGCACTGATACCAGTGACGCCATTCACCCCGACGTTAGACAGGGTTTTACGCCAGCCAACATCATTATCAATTTTGGCGCGCAAGCCCAAGGCGCGAGCGGTAGCGTAAGTAGTGGTTTCCGCATTGGTTACGGTGTCCCAACTTAGAAAATTAGACCAAATCACCATCGCCTCACGCTGGCCGAAATTCTCACGGTAAATAATGGGCTCTTCTTTGGTTTTGCAGCCATCTGGCGTAACACTGCCAATAATATTGGACGTGGTTTCAGCTTCAGTTTCACCGGCCTTGCCGCTGGCGGCCAGCACATCGGTGAGTAATACCGGGGTATTTAACGGAAACAGGGTGGTGTCAGCATCATCGGAGGTACAGACCATCCCTACTACCGCCGTACTGACAGTGCGGATCGGGCGAGTGCCTTCGTTAATTTCAATGACGCGCGCACTGCGGTGGTAATCGGTTGCAGACATGCATTTTTCTCCGGTTAAGCATTCATTGGCTATGATGCCGGATTGTTACGCGCGGGGCAGTTAGTGGGGGTTGTGTGAGAGGTGGCACAAAAAATCAGATACGCAGAACAGCGATATTATCCGCATTAAAACCGATTACATCACCAATATTAGCACTATGCCAATCAGGTTTTGGTGTGCTGTGCTGTAGCCGGTTTTTGTGGTGTAACCTTTGTATATCATTGTGTTTACGGCTCAACTCCTACAGATTCAAGATTATTGTGGATAGGCTCACCGTCAATAAATCTATTTCAGTGGTGACCTATCCGTTGTGTTAGAGGGCGAAAGCTAATTCTAGTGTCTCCTCGCTATCCCGCAGATAAGTACTGTGTAACGCATCAATCTGTTGCCACAAAATAAGCGAAAGCACCTCTTTAGCATCGACACGATCAAGGGTAACGATGGCGTAAATCAGCGCACGGCAGTGGTCGATAAGTTCTTCTAGGTCGCGAGGGGTGTCATCGTACATAGCGCACCTCCGGCAGCAGAGGGGCGGATGAAAAAACAGGTGTGGGAATAACAATGATATTGCTGGTAAATAATGATAGGCGTTTAGTCGTCAAATCCATGATGACTACCTCTCTGTATGAGTTTTTAAACTCACCACCTTGAGGTTCCAATCTCTTTATGGGGTGGTGAACTGGGCAAGGTTGGAACTACCGGTCAACAGAGAATCCGGCGCATCTTTCGATGCCCCTGCCCAGCTCACCATTGTTTTACAGATGTAGCCGTGCCTACACATAATAACCGTTTAGGCAGTTATGCGCCCTGTTGAAAGACGGGGTTCCAAACCCGACAGCGGATTTTGCCGCTGCGGCGTGACTATAGCCCAGCGAAGTTATGGCGTGCAATTAGCCAGCATCATTTTAGGACAAACATTTTTGCAGTGAAAATAGTGAGTTATCGCGGTGATGCTTTAAAAGATGGAAGAGGTAACAAGTAGTAAGGAAGAAAAAGGGAAAGGGGTAATCAACAGCGCAAACAGACGACGTTTAAGGCAACATCGCCTGTTAAAAGTATGGATTTAGCTAGCCACTTAATGGCAAATTTGTGCCAGCTCTTTTTCGCTCAGACCGGTCATTTTCATTACCGTCGCGCGGTCAAGACCATTAGCTAACATAGTTTGGGCAATTTTCAGAGTGGCATTCTTCTCACCTATGGCCTCGCCCCTGGCTTCACCTTTTTGTTCCAGTTTTTGTGCAATTGTCATCAGTGACTCCTCGTGCTGCGGTAAGCGGTTGGCCAGACTGCGGAGGAACGCTTCTGGGTTTGCCGTATCGCCAACCTGTATGATGTAATTTATCGCCGCTTTTAGTTGATCTTCTGTAGTGTAACCACTCGCTATCACCATGACCAGTTGATCCGATAATTCAGATAACTCACGCTGACGAATATGTTTTTGCAACAATTCCAGCAGAGCAATGCGTCGATGGGTCATGATTTCGTTATCGGGGATTACCGTCACATCGACCAGCGGGAAATCACCACTGTACAACCGTCCGGCGAGTGCGGGTTGGTTAAAGGCATGCAGCCAGCTCATGGGATACGGATACGGCGTGACCTTCCCGTGATAGAAGAGGATGGGAATGACCAGCGGCAACTGGTCGTTCCCCGCTTCCAGGTGGCTCTGCATGGCGGCAATAGCGTAGCGCATCAGGCGAAAAGCCATATGTTTATCAGGGGAACTTTGATGTTCAATGAGAGCGTAAACATAACCGTCCCCCGTAGTCGTTTTGAGCGAGTAGATCACGTCCGAGTAGCAAGCGCGCAGGTTGTTTTCAATGAAACTGCCAGATTCCAGCCGTAAGGTGCTCAGGTCACAAAGTTGCCGCAATTCAGGCGGCAAATGGAACTCCAGCAGGTCACACGCCGTCGCGGGCTGGGTCATAAAATTCTTAAATAGTGCATCGTGAGGGGATGGGGTCGTTTTCATCGGGCGATAATAGTCATGGGTATCAGTGTGAGCAATCACTCCGCACCACTTTAGGATAAACATTTTTTCTATTTAAAATAATGAGTTATCAATATGAATAAGAAAGGAAAAACAATCAAAGTGCGGAATAAATAGGGTGTAAAAATAGTAGATATAAGGCGACATCAACGTGATATCGCCAGTCAAAATTATGGTTTAGCCGGCCAGTCAATATCTGGTGCGGTGTTGGGGTCAATGCGCATTAGCGCCACGCGGTAGCGCTTTAAAGCATCCAATTGCTGAATATCAGTCTGTTGATTATCGATTGTAATGACGTCGAGTAGGATGTTGAAGGTGATCACCATGGCAACAGCCGATTACGAGGGCGCGGGGTTGGCATCCGAAAAGATAGCGGGCAGCACAAAACCGGTGGTGAGTTCGCCGTCGATACTGAGCACCATAACTTGCTCACCCATGGACGGCGCAGACCAAAAACGCACCCGATCGCCATCATATTGATTTTATTTCAGATATGTTTATTAGGCATTATTTTGCATGACACAAAAAACACAATTACAATTTTTACTAACGTGAACTTACCAAAGTGAGCAGGAAAAAACTCAACATAGAAAACTGAAAATAAAACGATAATAATAAATGGTATCGTTGAAAGTTATATATTATATAATATTCTTTTTATTACCTGCCCATACTGTTAAGTATATCTACAACTTCGTTAAATGTTAGATTAGACTTTGAACGTATTTTGTTTATTGCTTTGGAAGTTATAGTCTCAATATAGACGTAAAGCATTTCCATGTTATTGATTTGCAATAAATTATAATAACCCGATTCAATTATTTGCATCCTAAGCTTTTATCTCCTGACATTCACTCGCATATTTTTCAAAGAAACAAGATGTATACCAACTGGCTCTCTCTGCTCCACTATATACACACTCGATTGTTCCTTTGGCAGAACTCATCGTTTCTTTTATCCCACGATTTAGTGAGAGTGATAACATCCTATCTGCATTTAGTTTTTATTTTAAATAAATAAAAGTATTCATTAACTAGCACTCCATTGAGTGTTAACAATCGTGTACTATGAACAGTAACGCTGGCCATGAGAAAATATCAAAAGCGGATATTATATATCAATTCAACTAATTAGAGACTTTAGCGGGTAATGTGTCGAATGGGGCGTAATGGCGTGAGCCGTCGGAGCGCCCATCGGTGCAGCCGCCCCGACCCACTCTGTGCTATAAACCAAGTTTGTCATCAAGCTCAACGTAATATTTTATCATTATGTTATTAATCTGTTATAAAATTAAAACACGACATTTCTATACAATTCTTTACTTTGTTGTTCTGGCTATTATCAATCAAACAATAAATTTAATCAATACATTGAGTTACATTAAATATTTTCTTTTTCCTCAGCTATTAATTTATTATTAAAGTATCTTGAAAAAATTTTAATTTAAATTATCTTACTCCGCATAATAACCCAAAAAATGTGAAAGGTTATAACTTTCTACCAGGAGGAGTTATTTTAATCACTCAATAACGGCGGTATGGTTATTGAATAAATCCATTACAACAAAAAAGAGGAAAAATAAAGGAGACGTTATGAAAGTAACCTTTCCATCTAAATTATCCGCAATAGCATTAGCCTGTAGCTGTGTATTTACTGGTAGTGAAGCCTCTGAATTAACGGACATGAACGAACATTTCCACTTCTTTGAAGATGAGGAAGCCACCGATATAAAATGGAACGTTAATCATACACATATTTCCTTTATGGGTAATAGTAATGCCGCTAATGCCTGGATGAATTTTCATCAAGGTTCGGAGTTATTGTTCTCCGAAGTTAGTAATGGAGGTGACGCCACATTGAAGTTTTATGATTATAGTTCAGTTAGGTTTCATGATAGTAGTTCCGCAGGGAACGCCACATTGAATTTTAATGAAGATAGTTCTGTTCGGTTTCATGATAGTAGCTCCGCAGGGAACGCCACATTGAATTTTAATGAAGATAGTTC